CGTAGCCGTAGATCCCTGCTTCTGCCTTTGATTTGGCTGTTTCTGCTTCTTTGATTTGCCGGTACGCCTCCCTGCGTTTGTGCTCTGCATACTTGAGCTTGTCAACTTCTGATTGGAGCCTCCTGATGTCGCCAAGTAGCGATTTATGGCCTTGGCTGTCTCCCTTTGGATAAGGGGAACTACCTGGGCTGCTAGGGCGGGAAGACTCCCTCTCCTTACCAATTGGCTCTGACGATCTCTTGTTGTAAGTGCTTGACTCATCTACCATGCAAGTATGGGGTTGAGTTGACCTTAACTATGTGTGAAAGTGAACCTGCTTCTGCTACAAATGGCAGAATGCTTGAGGTAACGATCTTGAAAGGGTGAAGCTTGGGGAAGCTTCATAACGAGGTTCTGCTGCTGTATACACCAAATCTTGCTGCCTATAATAGTCCTCCCATTCGACTTGAGTGTCTGGCTGAACACCAAATGCGTAATAGAATGAAGCCCTGGTTTTAGCCAGAACCTCAGTGTCTTTACGCTCCATGCCTCTAGCCATCATACGCATTCCAGTTTCAAACACGGGATCATAACCGAGCCTTGCGGATCTCACACCGCCGCTAGCTCGCTGAAGGACCTTGTAGAATTCTGCCACCACTGGAATTCCTCCAGTCAATGACAATCCACAATCCCCAACTTCACCGCACCACTTTCTGAATATACGCTCATTGTCTAAGGGTTTAATGCTGACTGAATCTTTGGCAAGCGATTGTCTGATGTTCCTGACCATAATGTACCCCTCATCTGTCCACACTGGGTGACACTGACAGAACTCAACTTCCTCGAGTCTGTGCACTGGATCCTCCACCTTCATTGAGAAACCCATCTCAGTAAACCAAATGTCTAACCCATCCTGAAAAGTGTGCAGATTACATTTCTCTATGAAAACAACACAATCATCACCGTCATTTATTAGTTTGGCCTTTATGTGCTTAGATTTGCAGTAAGAGTATACCATGGCACTCATTATCAAGCAATTGCCCAATGCTGTGTTCATGTCTCCACTCATCCTGCATCCATTAGTTCTATACTTGCACTTGCCATCTTTGACGTAGGCAACTCCCTTGTTGCGAATCTGCCATGATAGCAGCTCACGGAATTCCTCTTCGTTGTTCATCATGAGATACACGCTGTGTTCCCACTTAAGCCCATCCGGGCTAACGTGCTGGTCAAACCTTGAAGCATCCAACCCCACAGCAACTGGATTCCTGAAGCTATTCCACTTCTTTTCTACCAGTTTCCCTCTCTGTGAGGCATTCAACCCCTTGGCTACAGTTACATCCCCCCATACCTTTCCAATGGCCTTATAGACCTTTCCTTCATGAGGCTTGAGGTACCTTCCAACCTCAACGTTGTACCTCGGGTCACGTGGCTGAATGAGCCGAGGTGCGGGATCAACTTTGGCTTTGACGATCGTTAGGCCAGCCACGGCCCATAAGATCTTCTCAGCCTTCACAAAAGCCTTGAGGTGCGAGTCCAGTCTGGTGACTGCCTTCGAACGTAAGGTTAAAGCTGCCGCTAGGTATACAGCCTGCCTGCGACCCCGATATAGCATCGCGAACTCGTCACGGGTGATCGGGGTGGTCGAGGGTAGGTGCCTCCTTATGCGGCGATGGAATTCAACCATCCGCTCCTCAAATACTCCTGCCAGGGGCCTCACTGGTGGTGCATAATTCTCACCAGATTTAATATACAATACTCTCTCAGCGATCCCCCGCCGCACGTTGTTAAGTGAATTGTTGTGAACAATATATCTGAGAGCAGTCCCGGTACCATGTAAATGGAAAACTCTTCTCCTGATGGGGCGGGAGCTAGGTCTGGCTGTGACGTCCAATCCGGGGAGCACAGGCGTGGTAACCGCCGTCTCAACCCCATAAGCCAGACCCAAGCAACCCTAGGCCCCGGTGTTCCGGAGTCCAATGCGTCTGCCCCCGTCGCCAGGGAGCGGCATGAGATACCAAGGGCGAGTCTCCCACTGGCTAAATGCGTCTTCTACACGCCTTTGCGCTCTTCGGGTTCCAGCCATCTGGGCCCCTAGAACCTCATCCTCTGATGGGATGAGCGCCATTCTGACTGCCGCTGGGTATATCTGGGTGATGTGGCTGGGTCTTACACCGTGTTCCACCATATACTTCCTAGCATGGTCAGACATCATGAGGTGATTAGCCTCAGTGTCCCGCACCAAGCCGAATTTGACCTTAAGCTCAATGGCAACTCGCGCTACCATCTTCACCTTGTATCTAGTGGTCCTCACTCGTCTTGCGACCCTGCCGTACTCCGTGTCACGGTCCTCCCGAAATAGGTTTCCGAAAACCCCATTATCGTCGTCGACCTGCTCAGCATCACCAATCTCATCCTCAGCATTGATGTTATCCTCCGTCACATCCCCCAAGTCAATCACAAATGATTCGACTTCAACCGGTACAATTTTC